TCCACCCGTCCGCTGGCGGTGGCGAGATGCTCCAAAACGACGGTGCTGAATTCTTCGGGAGACTTGCCGCTGGCGATGAACTCAGCGACGAAGTTCTTCGGCAACTGCGACTCGAACCTTGCGCCGCGCCGCTGGATGTCGGCCGCCTGCGAGAAGCGCGTCTGCGCATCCGCCAGCGCCACGCCATCGGCGATCAGTTTCTCGGAGAGCGCGTCGAGCTTGTGGGTTTTGCCCAGCGCGGCGATCCCCGCCACGCGCTCGCGCTCTTGCCGTAGAGTCTCAGCACGCGCCGTGCTGAGTGCTACTTCGTTCGCACGGGCCTGATCGCCCGGCACCTGCGCTTGTGTACCCACAGGTTTCTCCTTTTTGGGGCCAGTAGCCCGTGAACCATCCGATTGCCCGCCATCGGCGGACAGAAACGTTGTCGAAAAATCTGCCGGAACGGTGACCGCCGAGATCTCAAACGGCTCCCAGTCGGTCGCTTCAAATACCGGCGCCATGGTGCCGTTCGGGTGCGGCATCGTTATCCCGTTCCCGTCCGCGTCCTTGACGGGTTGCTTCGAGTAGATCCACGTGCCGAACGACAGGTTCCGCACGCGGCCGGAGGCGATCCCGGACCAGAGGCGGTCCGTGTCCTCGTTCTCGCCTTCCACTCCGAATTGCAGTGTCGCGAGTCCCTTGGGGCCTTCCGGCCACGCCTTGACGACCGATCCGCGCTGCGCTCGAGCGCCGGCCTGGTTGGCGACGATCGACCGAAAGTCCAGGCCGCTCATGTGGCAGTCGAACACGGGGGCGCCGGCGTTCAACCGCTCCATGCGGCAGCCAGCCATGTTGAGGCGGAGCATGTAGTCTTCGCCCGTGTCGTAGTTCGTCCGCGGGACGGTCATGCCGCCATACCAGACCACATCGACGGTCCGGTTTTTGGCGTCGAGCGTATCCGGCGCGAAGGCGATGATGTCCTTCGCCTCGCCGGCCGGTCCGAAGTACTCGGCTGGCTTTTTACCAAGCGCCGCCGCGCGTGCGGCAAGCGCGGCCGGATCGCCTTCCGTGATGGCCTGCCTCTCTTGTGTTCCGAGCGACATGATCGCCTCCTATTCCGTGACTTCGGCCGCGATGAACGCGGGCTCGCCGAGTTTTCCAATCTGCCAGAGTTGCTTCTGCAACCAGGACAGGTGGCCGGTCGCGGAGATCGTTCCGCTGCCGCCTTCGTCGCCTTCCCGGTGCCACTTTGAGAGGTGCTGGAAGTAGTGGCAGTTCGACATGTCGCCAGCGTCCCAGCACGCCTTCACGATCTCGGCGTAGCGCGCCACGGCCGCCAGCTCGGAGGCTTGCGCGTCGGAGAGCATTTCCTTCAAGGAGGCGTAGGTCTTGACCGCGGCCGGAGTGATGGCGGGGTCTCCCTCCAGGAAGAGCAGGCGGCTGACGAGAGTGTCCATGTACCCCTCGGCCTGTGTGTGGAGCTTCTCCCAGCCCTCAGCGAGATCGAGACCGAAGCGCTTCGCGTCGCGCCAGTTCAGCTTATACTGGTTCATCAGCGAGGCTTCGATGTTGATGGCCTCCTGCAAAGCGGCCGTGACTTTCGGGTCACCCTTCATATCTGCTCTCCTTTGGGCTGCTGCCCGGCGGGCCGGGGGCAGCGGCAGGAATAACGAATCGCCGGAGTGCCCCGCCCTGGCTCGACACTCTTCGGTCCATAGATCGGAGCCCCACAGCAGGGGCAGTGGCCTACGATTTCGAGGGCGGTAGGTTTTGGCGGCATAAATCTGCTCAGTTCAAGTACGTCCGCACGTTGTCGACGCGCACTTCGGCTTTCGCGGTCGCCAGGTGCTCCGCCAGCGAGTCGATGCGGTCGAGCGTGGACTCCACCGCGGTCATCTTTTGCTTTGTCGCCACCGGCTTATTGTCGGTGGCTTCTTCCGGCGTCTCGGCGTTCAACTGCCCGCGCAACGAAGTGCGCCGCGGGTCGCAGTCGAGAATAATCTCCATGTCATCCACCGCCTTGTTGAAGGTGGCGATGTCTCTGAGCTGCTTCTCGGGGTCGTAACCATTCGCGACAACAGCCTCGGCCCAGGTGGTCAGGCCCATGCGAATTTCTTTCAGCCGGGCCTCGGCGTCCTTGACTGGGTCTACGGACTCGAACCGCGGAGCCGTCCACTGCGTTCCGTAGACGTGCAGTTTGGGGTCTTCGGCCGCACTCGATGGAATCACGCCGGTCAGGATGAGCGTGTCGATGAAGCGGCGCCGGACCGGCATGCAGAAGCCGGGGATCAGCGAGAGCCAACGGAACGCCTCGATGGTGTTGCGGAAGCCGAGCATCCCGCCGCGCCAGCTCGAGAAGTTCACGTTGCTCATGTCGCCGCTCCCGAGCTCGTACGGGATGCCGATGCCGGCCATGATGCCCTGCAACTCGGTCATCTTGTACTCGCGATAGCCGCCGACGGCGTGCGGATTGTTAAAATTCACCGATTGCCCGTTCTTGAGGTACTTCACCATGCCGGGCTCGAACGACTCGTCGTCCTGCTGTTTGTATGGGTCGTTCTCCGCCGTGATGCCGAGCGGCGAGCCGGAGCGGCCCTCGGGCTGCGTGACGAATGCCACCACGCACGCCTCGATCTTCTTCCGGATGCGCTCCGCATCGCACCAGTCATCCAGATCGCGGAGCGCGATCATGGACGGCGTGAGCCACGGCACGCCGCGGACCTGACCGGGGCGCAGCACGCGGTAGGTGTGCATGATCTGCTCGGCGGGAATCCGCTGGCTGATGATGCCTCCGCGCGGGTTCAGGATCAGCACGCCGCCGGGATGGTACGTGTACAGCCAGTACGCCACGCGCCGGCCGATCAGGTCGAACTCGACACCCTGCATCACGTGGCCGTATTGCGTCCCCATCGTGCGGGCATGGTCCAGGAAGTCGGACTCAAGAATCTGAATCTGGAGCGGAACGCGGAGCTTGTCCTGCTCGAGCCGCGGCCGGAAGCGAGAGATCGATTCGCCCGACTCGGCCATCGAGCGCATCACCAGCGCCTCCAGGCCGTAGAAGTCCAGGCGCTGTGGCGTGTCGCAGGCATCGGCGAAATAAGACCACTCGTTGTCGATGACCTTGTCGAGCTTCGTGTCTCCGGTCTTCGACTGCGGCACGATCCCGGTGCCCACGCCGTTGCCGACCAGCTCCTCGAGCGCCTTGGTCGCGTAGGGATTGTTCCGTACCAGGTCGCGGCTGCGGTTGCGCAGCCAAACCAGCGAGCCCATCAGCTCGACGTTCGCATCGGCCGACGACGTGTACCAGCCAGACGTCCGGCGGCCAGGGGCAGCGCCCTCGTAGCCGAAGCGCTGGGCGTGACGCTCCAGATATCCCTCGGTGAGGCTGAGCGCCATGCGGGCGTGGGCCCGTTTCAGCCCGGCGCGCGGAGACAGATAGCTCACGGCGCGATCGATCAGGTTGAGGTTCGCGAGCCGCTCGATCACCAGTTACCCCCGGGCCGCGGCCAGCCGGGACCAGACTTTAGGGCTTTGCTGAAGCTCGCAACCGAGACGCTGCTCCCGTTGGTCCCGGCCACCTCCTGAATCAGGGCTTCGATGGCGGACTTGGCTTTCAGTAGCTCGTCCATCGAACGGTACTGAATTTCCTGCCCGTCGGGACCGCGGGCGCGGAGCCGCGGGTTTCCCATCGCGCGGATCATGGTGTCGCGGATCGCCTGGAGCTCTGCGACGGTTACGTTGGAGGGTTGCGTGCTCATTTGTTGAACCAATTGCGGCGCGGGACGAAGCGGTCCCTCGGCGTAGGCGGTGGTGCTGGCGCCACCTCGACTCCGAAGTCTGGCCGCGTCTCATCGACCAGCCGGGCCAGCGTGTCCCAATCTTCCGGAGCCATTCGCCCGGCACACAGTTCCGCGATCGCGCGGTTGCCGACGTGGCAGTCCAGGGGTTCGTTGCGACCATCCTGGTGCCATTCGATCCCGCGCGCCGTCATGATGCGGGTCTCGGCCGTCAGCCCCTGGAAGTAGGACTCGTCGTAGACGTCCGGGTGGTGGCAGTACCGCGGTGGGAACGGGACGCCATCGAGCGGCTTCTCGAGCGAGAGCGCGCTATAAAGCTCTTCCTTCGCGAAGTGGGTCCCGACGGTCACCACACGGAGGCCTTCGCGCTTCTGCGCTGCGTCGGTGTCGGTAATGTGCTCGATCAGTTTCCAGGCGCTGTGGCCGCCTTTGGTGGGGACGACCACCGGCAGACCATAGGGCACCACGGTGACCGGGCCATAGGCCGGCTGCGACCACTGGCGGCAGAACTTATAGACTCGCTCGGCCGACCCGCCGCCGGAGTCTACCGCGGCGGCCCAGACGCGCATCTTCGCACCATCGGCGCGCGGCCACTCCTGGAGGATCAGCTCTCCCAGGCGCTCCCACGGCTCGGGGTCCGCCGGCGTCGTGTGTACCGTGGTCCCGTCGGGCCCGGGGCGCTCGGGTGCGATCACTTCGTACCACACCGACCAGTTCTGCCAGTCGGGGCCCCAGGCCTTGACCTCGGCTTCAAGGCGGTTCGCCTGCACGTCGCAGAACAGTGTCAGGAACAAGGCCCCTTGCGGCACAGTGCCATATTTCCAGGCTTCGCGGCGGCCATAGAGCGGCTTCCACGCCGGCGCCTTGCCTTTGGGCTTCCAGACCTCGGCGAAGACCGTGTTGATGAGCGTCTTGCGCGCGGAGGTGTCGTTCTCGCTTGCTTCCCAGTCGCGGGCCAGGTCGGACCAGGAGTACCAGCCCAGCGGCGAATAGTAGGCGGCCAGGTTGAAACTGGCGAACCGTGCCTTCGCCATCGCGGTGAGGATCGGCTCGAGCTCCGGCTTCTGCTTCTCGGCGAAGCCCTGGTCGCGCAGCTCGGGGCGCTGGGCCGTCGCCAGCCACATGCCGGCGGCGAGCATCCGGGTCTTGTGCCGCTCGGCGATGTGCGCCTGGCAGGCGAGGCAGGTGTAAGCCACCTTGGTGTAGCGCAACAGCGCTTCGAACCCGGGCTCGATGGCCGGCCGGTGCGGCCAGCGGATCTGCTTGAAGACCAGGCGTTGGAAGTGCCCGCACTCCGGGCAGGGAAGGAAGTAGTAACGCTGATCGCCGCGGAGGAACTCCCGGTGGATCCGCGACGGCTCACTGCCGGGCGTCGAGCACATGTAGTGCTTTCCGCGCGGGAAGTTCGTGAAGCGGCGGTTCAACAGCGCGATGGGATCACCCTCACCCTCGACGTCGCCTTCGAAGCCGTCGACCTCGTCAGACAGCAGGTCAGCCGCCGGCGTCGACCGCAGTTTTTTAGCGCTGCTCGACCAGGCAATCTTGATCGTGGCCGAGGTCCCGCGGATGCGCTTCAGATACTTCGTGTTCCCGGAGCCCTTCCGCGCTGAGTCGATGACTTTGCCGCGAAGGCATTCCGTGTCCTCGAGGAGCTGGCTGAATCTCTGATCGGACCATTCCCGGGCGACGCCTTCGCTCGGCAGAGTGATGATCATCGGCGTCGGGTCATGGTCGATCTTGAAGCCGACCCAGTTCAGCGAGCAGCGGGTTTTGCCGACCTGGCTGCCGGCCTCCCAGACGATCCAGCGCGCCGGGTGGTTGGGTGACAGGCAGTCCATGACACCGCGGACGTAAGGCGTTCGACCGATACGGTAGGGGCCCTTGGCCGGCGAGTCACCACCGAGCCAGATGTTCGCCTCGGACCATTCCGACACTGTCGCTTCCGGAGGCGGCGCCCAGGCGCGATTGGCGGCGGCGTTGACGAGCGTGGCGGCGGAGATCATGTCAGGCGGTGGCGGAGTCGGCGCTGGGGGCCGGCCCTGCGGCGGCGCCGAGAACGGAGTCGGAGACAGCACCGGCAGCAGCACCAGGAACAGAAACCATGCTGCGATCGCGCATAAAAGCCCGGACCGCTTTGTCGAGCGCGAGATGGAGACTGTGGGCATCGAGATCGAATTCAGCGGCCAGGTCAGCGGATACCTGCCCCGGCCAATCCATGAGCGCTTCGGCGTCGGCGCGAAAGCGGGCCTCCGTGGCCGAGGCGATTTCGTTCGCGTCGACGAGAGTTCCCTCGAACTTCTTCAACTCCGCCTCGGCCTGCTGCACGCGCAGCCATTCGAGCATGCGCTGCGCTTCGCCGCGCGAGGTGTCTCCGGCGGGCTCCAACTGCGGCGGCGGGGCGGCGGCTTCGGATGAGGGCAGAGATGGTGCAGCGATTACGGGGCTCTCCGGGACGGACACTAGTGTCGCCGGCTCGTCCTTGACCAACACCGGGCCACGACGCTTCGGATTGCGGTTGGGTGCGGCCTTGGCTGCATTCGCTACCAGCGCGGCTGTATTCAGCCCGCGGTCCGCCATGCGGTGGTCTCTGCTTTGCTCCCAGATCCGCGTGGCTTCTACGCCGTCGACCTTGCCGTCGCGAATCTCGATCCCGCAGCGCTTCACAATCCGATAGGCGCGCTGCCGCGAGATGTGGAGCACTTTCTCGCCCCACTGCCGGACCGTGAGATCGTATGGCATTCACCAGATAGCCCGTGTTTACAGCGCGTTTACTGGACTTCCGGAACAGCCTCGAACGTAAACCCTGTGTTTACAGCCAAATTTGGACAAAAGGCGAACCTGCGGTACCCTCTCTTTGATTTCCATCCCGGGAAGGACCCGCCATGTTTTCATAGCCTTATGGACACTCACGCCGCGCTCCGCAAAGCAATCTCCAGAGCCGACCGCATCTCGCCCGGGAAGCGCTCGTTGGCCACGCGCTCGACTGTTGCTTCGAAGCCCCACTCCGGCCGCACGTTGACGGTGGGCTTGAGCACGTACAGGATGGCTAGGGGGTAGCGGCCCGGTCCAGTGCACTGCCCAATAAACTCGACGCCCGATGCGAACTTGTTGACAAACACGCCCGGCTGTCCCAGCAGCCCGCTCGGTTTCGGCCGCTCGGCCATGCCAACCAGCTTGCCGTGCGGGATAGCCAGCATTGCCGCCGTCAGGGGGCGCTTGGTGCCGCCCTCTTCCTGATACAACATGAACCAGTCCCGGCTGTAGACCGTCGCCTCCGAGTGGTCTTTCTTCGCCGCCTCGACGCCAATGCCGCGGCTGATCCAAGAGAGCCCGCTGCCGCGCTGCTTGAAGTGCTTGGGTAGATCCTCACGGATCTCGGACTGCGCCGCCTGCGCCGTCCGCGTCAGGGCAAGCGCGGTAGCAAACGGGAGCTGCCGGCGCTGGAGTTTATCCAGCCCGGCGATGGGTGTGCGGACGTCGACGGTGGCGGAGAGGGAGATCATTACGGGGGTCTGTCAGTGTACGATGGCGTGGTAGAGTTCCTTGCCGTGCGCGCCGACCGCGCCGGCCGCAATCACGTAGGCGAGCCAGCGCACTATGGGGAGTAGGTGCCGCATCCAGACCTTGTTCTGCTCTTTGGTCGCATCCTGCACGGTCGTTCGCAGGTCCAGCATCCGGCGCGTCTGGATGATGTCTTCTCGCACCGCCTCGACCAGGGGACACGAGTTCTCCCGGGAGGCCATCTGGATCTCGATCTCGGTGATGCGC